CTCCAAAATACATATAATATAATCCTTAAAAGGGAGCTGCGTGGTATGTGGTGGTGACACAGCCCCCATCTAAGAATTATATCATCGTTTAAACCAGGAAGGAAGACCTAAATGTGGACGCTTGTCGAACATATTATCTTTCGCTCCTGGAGTCTTACGATTGTTATAATGCAGAAAAACTTGTACACATTCTTTGCCTTTGAATTTTTCTCTCCAATGTTCTAGCTCACAGCCAGAATAAACCAACATATCTCCTGGTTTTAAGTCTACTCTAACACCTTTAGTATTATCTGATACATACCCAACACCTGGTTTTACACCACCTTTAGTTGGATTTGGCTCTAGATATATTGGCCAGTCGTCGCCACCAAGATTCATAGTAGTAGATATTTCACAACTAAATCTATCTTTATGTCTTTTAAGTTCATCACCTTTTTTATAGATTCGTGCATAAGTATATGCAGGATATAATTTTAATCCTGTTGCTTTTTCCATACCTGGTTGACATTTAAGTAATAAAGTCTCCATAGCCACATTAGCATATTGAGAGTATGTATTTGGTATCTGTCCATCTGGTTCTTCGTAATATCCAATTATATTTTCAAAAGGTGAAAAGTATCTTGCTTGCCTACAAGTATCATAAACTTGTTTTTGCATACAAAAATAATTTGCAATAAAAGCTGCTAGATCTTTTGATATAGCTTGACGAATAACTGTGTACTTTTTCTTTTTAAACATCTTTTGCCATTTCTTTTGGCACTGCTTGTATATTCCAATGTATAAATCTAAAAGGCTCTTTACCATGATCTACTGCATACTCATGCTCTAAATAACCTGGAAATATAATTAATGTGCCTGGTTTTGGTTTGATATGAAATTGTTCATGACCTGGCCACACACCTTTTAAGTCTGGTTTCATTTTTAATTTTGTACATCTTGCACCTGTCTTTGGTTCGTGAAATATAGGAAAAGAAGTTTTATCGCTACATTTTAAAAAATAAAATCCTGATACGTGTTGATTCCAATGTATGTGTGCAGAATGATGACCACCACCTTTTTTAGCAAATTCTTGCACCCATAATTCAGAAAACATAGTTGTATATTGTGACATGTCATAACCTTGATGATCTAAGTATTCCCAAGATTTTTGACCAATGTAATTTCTAAAATCTAAAAAATCATTGTCAGCTGTAAGTGGTGTTGAATGATACGATCTGCCAAAATCACCGTGTTCTTTTATATATGCTTTTTCTCTTTTACGAGCATCACTAATATATTTATTACTCGCTTTGTTTAATGATTTAACAAACTCTGGTTTTTCCTCGCTCCATATTACAGTTGGAAAATAACTATTTATAAACATTATTTAAAAGGCCTCCCTAAATGCCATACCACAAGACTATATCTTGTGCCTGATGTTACTGGTTTAACTCTATGCCATACAAAACTAGGAAATACAATAATAGATCCTTTTGGTAATATCTCTTTGCATTGTATTCTATGTTTTGATTCGTCTCTCATATGTGGATCATAGTTTCTAAAATCAAATTCTAATTCACCACCCTGATATTCTGATCCATCTGTTAACTGACAAGTCATAGATAGTTTTCTAATTCTTCCGTGTTCTGGATCATTAGGATCTTTCCTATCATAAGGTTTATCCCAACTATCACAATGCCAATCATAATATTGATTTAATTTATATTTTGTAAATTGACAAGACTCGGATCTTTCCCAATCAAAATTCCAACCAGCATTTCTATTAGCTTCGTGAACATATGGATGTAATTCTTTATATATCCAAGTATCATTAAGCCATACTAAATCAGAATTTCTTTTTCTTTTTAAATCTAACACTTCTTCTTTTTTTAATTTTCTATCACCATAGCCACCTGTTCTAGCCATAACTTCTTTTTGTGCATTAGCATATTTTATGACTTCATCACAAAATCTAGGTGTTAGTGCACCTTTAAAATACCAATAATAATTAGATATATTCATACGTTATAGTTTGTACAAAGTTCAAACTATCCTTTTGATTATTAGTTATGTAATACATATTAGTTGATGGAAACATAATAAATTTATTGTTTTCCAATGGTATATCCCAAGATCTACCTTTACGTCTGTTATCTTCAAAGTATATTCGAACCATACAATCTTTAACTTTTACACCATATAGTAGTGTAAAGTCTGGTGAGTTTCGTAAATCTACAGGATCTATATTTAATAATGGAATTGTAGTCTCCGCAGGTTTATACACATTTCCCCACGTTTCTTTGTTAATTAAAGTAAATCCATATTCTAAACCAATATGATCTCTCATATAAGTATTTAACATATCGAATGTTCGAGAAAATGGAAAAGGTGAGTCTGTAATTTGTGATTTTAAAATATCGTTTTGTAATTTATCTCGGTCAATGTCCCAATCTTTAGGCATCGCCACATCACCATAATATAGAGCTTGTTCAGATAATACTTTCTTTTGCATACCACCACCAGATATAAATTATGCCATTCCGTCTGTCAAGTCCCAGGATTGATTGTCTTCATTCCAGACATAGTGCCATTGATGAGTGGCTGGTGTATTTTCATCTGCAGGTGTATTCTGATCTTCTTGTTCAGTTGTTAATGCAGGAGCATCACCGATCGGTGATTTCCAAGATGCAGTTGTATTATCTTTTACCCAAGATGCGTATGGTTTTTTAGGCCAAAAGATTTGATCATCCTCGTCCCACGTATAACCTATACCTGCATAGTTTCCTCTAAATGCTTTTGAGTTATCGCCAGAGTTATGTGTATTACCTGATGTATTGTAAGATGTTTGAATCCACATTTGTGCAGGCCAGTTGTTGTGTGTCTCTAACCACTGTTGACCTACTGTTTCGTCTTCAACACCATCAGCATTTAACATCTTATCATTATCCATAGTTAAAACTTGAATAACTTTTCCGTTAGCTCCTAGTTTTGCAAAATGTGCCATAATGTTTCTCCTTATATATTAATTTTAATTACCATTCAACTATTGAAATTTATACCTTATTATTACTATACCAGAACCGCCTGTTCCAGCACCGCCATTAGTACCAGCGTCACCAGCTCCGCCACCACCACCACCTTTATTGGTTGTTCCGTTTGCTGGAGGAGTTCCAACACCACTAGCAATTTGTCCATTTCCACCACCACCTGCTCCACCAGCTCCACCAGTTGCAAGGGGTGCTTCAGGTGCACCTAAACTTAAACCACCTCCACCACCACCTGCTCGTGTTATTGAAGATCCTGTTATTGAACTTGCGAATCCATCTCCACCTGCTCCACCAGCCCTAGGTCCAGGAGATGTTGATCCAGCGTTTAATCCTCCACCACCACCTGCGTGATTAGTGCCTGGACCTCCACCATTATTTCCTTGTGGAGGTGATACGGGAGGAGTATTACCTGATCCAGCTGCAGTGCACTTTGTAGCACCGCCACCAGAACCACCATTTGCTCCAGGACTTGCAGGAGTAGCAGCTCCACCACCTCCACCACCACCTGCTGATGTAATTGTTGAAAAAACTGAATTTGCACCACTTCCACCAGCAGAACATCCTGCAGCAAGTGCACCACCTCCTCCAACTGTAATTGGATATCCTTGTGCTGAAACTGGTAAAGCAGAAACAGGGCCTGCCAATGGGCTAGGGCCTGCTGAATAACATCCTGATGCTGTGCCGTTTGATACTCTTATACCTCCAGCTCCACCACCGCCACCTGATTGAGATGTAGGTGTACACGCAGCATTACCTCCACCAGCACCACCTCCTGCTAAAACTAAATAATCTACTGAATTTGAACCTACTGTGCCACCTGCACAAGAAACACAAAATGTTCCAGGTCCTGTAAATGTATGAATTTTAAAATTTCCACAAGTTGTAACTGTTCCACCAGTTGCTGTAATAAACTGAGAATCTGATGCATCTGTGCTATTACCACTATTTGCTGTAACCCATCCTTTTGTAGAATCCACATAAATAAAAGTTATTGAAGCTCCTGCTACATTGAGAATAAGATCTGATGCTTCACCTTCAATGTTGGAACTGTTTCTACCAATAGTTAAATTATTGGTATTCCAAGTATTAGCATAATCTGCAACCGCTACAATGTCTCCAGCTGATGGCGAAGCAGGTAGTGTAGCTGTGAATGCTCCTCCAGATGTGTCTGTAAAAAATCCATCACCACTTACTGCTGTAAAGTTGGCTGTTTTTTTAGTTGTATCCCAGTCTACTGTGCCTGTTCTTCCAAAACCTGTTTGCGTTCCATTGTTCGTGATTGTTGCACCGGCAGGAATTGTAATAGTGTCACCACTATCTCCTAACTGGACTGTACCACAATTTGTTCTTGGACTTATTTTATTTACTTTTACTTCACTCATAATTTACCTATTGAAATTTGTACCTTATTATTACTATACCACTTCCACCAGCTCCAGCAGGTCCTGGTCCTGATCCACCACCACATACACCTTGACCACCATCACCACTATTAGCAGCTCCGTCAGTTCCTGCTGAACCTCCTGGTCTATCTCCCATACCACCTGCTGATTTTGTTAATGGTGAACCTGAAATTTGTGTAGTAGCTCCTGCACCACCTGCAGCACTAGCAGGTCCATTAGCACCTACTGCAGTTGCACCGCCACCACCGCCTCCAGCTGTTCCACCATCATTACCTTGTGGTGGACTTACAGAAGGAGTATTTCCTGATCCTGCTGCTGGTTGTGATGTTGAACCCCCACCGCCAGATCCTCCTGGACCACCGCCACTTGCTGGTCCACAATTACCTGATCCAAGACCTCCACCTGCAGATGTTATAGTTGAAAAAATTGAATCACTTCCTTTAGTACCTGGATTACCAGGTGCTGGACTTGGTCCACCTGAACCACCACCACCTACTGTAATTGGATAACCTTGAACTGAAACAGGTAATCCATCTGGAGCAACTATAGGTGAAGCAGTATAAGGTGTGCTTGGAGTTTTACCTTCTCTAAAGCCTCCACCTCCGCCACCACCACCATCAGCTTTTCCAGCTCCACCACCACCTGCAACCACTAAATAAGAAACTTTATTTGATCCTCCAGCATTACCAGCACAACTTACACAGAAAGTTCCTGGACTTGTGAATGTATGAATTTTAAAATCACCACAAGTAGCAACAGTATTTCCACCTGTAGCAGTTACAAAAGATGCTGCATTTACAACTTCGTTACTGTTTACGAATTGCCATCCTTTTGTTGCATCACCATAAACAGCTGTTATAGCTATTCCATTTGTATCTAAAACTTTATCAAAAGTTTCCCCTTCAATGGGTTGACTGTTCCTACCTATAGTACAATTATTTGTATTAAATGTAGACGCATAATCTTTCACTGATACAATATCACCTACACTTGGTGAAGCAGGAAGCGTTACTGTTACAGCTCCACTTGTTGTATTTACAAAATAACCCTCACCAGACGTTGCTGTAAAATCACCAGTTTTAATAGTTGTTTGCCAATCAACAGTTCCTGTTCTCCCGAACCCTGTCTGTGATGCGCCCGATGCTAGTGTAACTGTATCACCACTTGCACCAATAGTTATAGTGTTGCTAGACTCTTTTATAATGTCTGCTCCACATGCATTTTGTATTGTATTTACTTTAATTGTACTTGTCATAATTTACCTAATTTTGAAACCTATACCTTATTATTACTATACCAGAACCGCCAGCTGCACCAGTAGTTGGTGCATTACCACCACCACCTCCACCACCGCCTGTGTTTGCTGTCCCTGCTGTTGCCGCTGTACCACTTTGTAATTGTCCATTACCTCCACCACCAGATCCACCTGATCCTGCAGTAGTTGAAGGGCCTGCGTGAGCTCCACCGCCACCACCGCCACCTCTAGCAGTTGAAGAATTATTAATACTTGTTGATACACCGTTTCCACCATTTCCTCCTACACCTGTAGTGCTTTGAGGTGAACTAGCTCCAACAGCTCCAGCTCCACCGCCACCACCGCCAACTTGGTGATTACCAGGAGAATGAAATCCTGTTCCACCATTTTGACCTTGAGGAGGAGATACTGAAGGAGTGTTTCCAGATCCTGCTGCAGCAGTTGAAGATGAATTTGTTCCTGAACTTCCACCACCACCAGATCCACCATTTCCACCTGCGTTTGCAACTCCAGTACAATTTGAAGCTCCTGCTCCACCACCTGCTGACGTTATTGTGCTAAAAGTTGAAACACTTCCTGTTCCTCCTTGTCCAAAATTAGCTGCGCCTCCTGCTCCACCGCCTCCTACTGTAATTGGAATACCTGTTGCTGTAACTGTTAAACCATCAGGTGCTACTAATGGAGACGATGTATAACTGTCAAATGCAGGGGCTTTACCTTCTCTAAAACCTCCAGCACCACCGCCACCACCATTTCCAGCACCTCCACCTGCACCACCTGCTACTACTAAATATGAAACTTTATTACTTCCTGCTGCATTACCTGCACACGAAACACAAAAAGTTCCAGGGCTAGTGAAAGTATGAATTTTAAAATCACCACAAGTTGCTGTAGTATTTCCACCTGTTGCTGCTATGTATAATTGTTGTTGAATACCTGAATCATTATCATTTACAGAGATCCAACCTTGTGTGCTATCTGCAAATATTAAAGTAACTGCTTGCCTATTTGCAGTTATTTCTCCATTTGTAGTTCCACCTTCTAAATTTGACCCATTTCTATTTATTATAATTTTGTTTGTTGCTGCTGTTCCGCCATAATCTGCCACTGACACAATATCTCCAGCACTTGGCGATGCTGGTAGCGTCACGGTTATATTAGAACCACCACCTGTATTTACAAAAAAACCACTTCCTGACGTAGCTGTAAAATCTGCTGTTTTAATTGTAGTGTCCCAATTAACAGTCCCTGTTCTACCAAAACCAGATTGAGTAGCACCACTAGCTAATGAAACTGTACCGCCTGATCTTCCTATAGTTACAGTAGATGCGTCTATCGCTGCAGTTTTACAAGCTCCACCACCAACTGTTACAGTTGTGCCTGATTGTTGTGTTATCTGATCTACTTCTATCTTTGACATTAAACTACTACTACCGTTCCTGTTATTGTTTGAGTTCCAGTTACTGTAACTGGTCCTGCTAATACTGCATTACTAATTGTTTGATCATCAGACAAAGTTGCTGAATGATTAAAAGCATAAGTTGAAGCTGTCATACTTGCAGATGGTGCTCTTGATGCAGGGTAAGTACAAAAAACATTTTTTGTTCCTGCAGAAAAATCTACTTTACTATCAGAATTTGACGAGGAGATAACCGTATCTCTGGATAAAGTATCTGGACTAGCATCAGTAACAGTTCCTATGCCAACTTCAAATTCAGCATTACCTGGTAATTCTATAGCATAAAAAGTTTTATTAGTTGTACCAATACCAGCTACAAAAGTT